TTAATTTGTTATCCAATTCAAATCGGTTGAATCGTAAAACTATTGTAATTAACATAAATTCAGGATATTACATCGTATTATATCGATTTTTTACCGGACATTATTGATTGCGGTAGTAAAAGCGAAAATCCCATGCGTAAGGTAAGCAATAAGTATTATCACAAGCTGCTTGGTCATTCAAGGTGGCGTGAGTTGAGGATGCGATATCTCTCAGCTCATCCTCTTTGTGAAGAGTGTGAAAGACATGGCAAGACTACTTTAGCTACTTGTGTTCACCACATTCGGCCTGTGGAGTCACAATGTAATCCGGCCATGATGGAGCAAGCAGCTTATGATATTCATAACCTGGAAGCGCTATGTGAGGCTTGCCATGAAGATCGCCACAAGGGATGCAACCGAGCCAAGAGCAAGGCGCAGACCAAGCTAGCAGCCAAGCAGACAGCCGAGGCTTTCATCGCGCGCTGGTGTCAACCATCGGATGAGGCCGGGGTATAATTTTTTATCGCGCGCAAAGGGGGCCGACACCCACATCCCGCTCTTTTTTTTACGCGCGGAGTGAAAAATCTGAATTTGGCTTTGCTCAGAGGCCGATTTTGGGCGAAACTACATTGCGAAAAAGATTCAAAAACTTGATAAAAATGGCGAAAAAATCAACAAAAACGGAATCCGCAGTAAAGGAGCCGGTCAAGAAGAAGGCTGTTGTGCCATCGGTGCCGGAACTTGAGGAGAGAATTAAGTCAGCGCTGGTAGCTCAGCAGACATACTCATCCTCACTTGATATAGCCATTGCATTTGCAGCTGGTAACTATCACACCTATCTCAAGACTTTAGCCTCTATCAACAAGAGAGCGAAGGTGATGTATTCAGTCTTGACTCGCGAAGGCTCAAAAGCCTACAAGATATTTCCGGACATTGAGCATCTTCCGGCTATCAGCCGAGCGCTGAAAGATAGTCTGAAAAGCCTCGGCCTTACACTTGATACACTTGAGGCTATTGACAATGATCCATTAGACAACTTGGCTGATAAGGTAGGAGCGCTGCTGAATGGATGATGTAACAAAGGCACATATGCGTAAGCGAAAAGCCGAGGTCATTGAATGTCTTCAGTCGGAAGGCAAGGAAGAATTGCTCAGATTGAAGAGCATCTTGAATAGTGCAGATAAGAGAATTCTGCAATATTGCCTGAATGTCATTGCTGATCCGGATTCGCATAACCTTTTTGAGCTGCTGGGCCTCAAGAGATTCATTAGATTCATGGATAAGTATGAGTTTAGAATCTCAGCTGTCAAGGCGGTCATCCTTGTTATAGAGTCACTTCGATTCCCTTCTCAGAAGGGATTGACTACATTATCATTGTCATCAGTCCAGGTGTTTGCGCTTGCCTTCATCTATGGCTTCTATAAGCCGGATGGCAGAAGGCTTATCCGCAATGCCTTGCTATTTGTGCCAAGAAAGTTCGGCAAGACTACACTTGTGGCTGGTATTGCCATTTATGAGCTATTGTTCGGTGATGCCGATGGTCAGGTATATGCGTGTGCTAACTCTTACCAGCAAGCCAAGATATGCTTTGATAATATACGCAATTGTCTCAAGGCGCTAGATCGTACCGGCAACCGATTCCGCGTGAATCGAGAGGTCATTTTCAATGACATGAAAGGGCGCTCCAGCTTTGCAAGGTGCCTTGCTTCTGATCCATCAACATTGGATGGTCTTTCTGCATCATGCTATATATTGGATGAGTATTCACAAGCGAAGAGTGCCGAACTGAGAAACGTGATGTCTACATCAACCGGAATCAGGCACAGTCCGCTTGAGGTCATCATCACTACTGCATCAGATGTGCTCGATGGCCCATGTGTCAGCACACTTGAGGCATACCAGCGCATATTGCTGGAAGAGGCTGAAGATGATAGTGTATTTGCCTTGATCTTCATTCCAGATGTAGATGATGTCGAAGCCGATCCGAGAACATGGCGCAAGGTGCAGCCGCATATCGGTGTGACTATCCAGGAAGATTATTATGCTGAGAAATGGCTGAAGGCCCAGCAATCAGCTGAAGATATGCTTGCATTTCGCACCAAGCTGCTCAATGTATTTGCCATCAATCAGAGCAAGTCATGGATAACCGGTGATGAAATCCGCGATTTGTACAAGCCATTTACCTTTGAAAATTTAGCTCAAACCGACAGCACTCCGCCTTATTGTGCGGTATCCTTCGACTTGGCAGTGTGGGATGACTTCTCTGCGGTAACTTATGAGATATATAGGCCGGCATCAAATACCTTCCATTTCCATACTGACTATTATCTTCCGGAAGGCTCACTTGAGAAGCACCAGCGCGCGGAGCTGTATAAAGAGTGGGTGAAGAAAGGCTATCTGAATCTGCTTCCTGGTAAGACAATTAACTATGAATTGATTGTCCAAGACATTATCAAGCGCAATGGTCAGGTGCTGATATGCTCAATCGGCTATGATCCATATCACAGCAAGACTGCGGTCAATATGCTTCAAGCCTATGGTGCTGGCAACGTGATGCATCCGGTAAAGCAGACATATGGCGCATTCACCGGCTCCGTAGAGACACTTGAGACAATGATAAAAGAGAGAGTGTGCAGCTTTACGCCTAATGAGATTACAGCCTGGTGCTTCGGTAATTGCCAAATGGATGAGGATAAGAATGGTAATCGGAAGCCGATCAAGAAGACTCACAATGAAAAGATAGATGGTGCCATCACTTGCCTCATGTGTCAAGACTTATTCAATAATTTCAAGCGCTAATACCCACAAGAAATGCACTTTCAAATATAAGTGAAGAGAAAATCTTATTCATACTTATGGTTATGGTTGTTTTGGGGATGCCAGCTGTGAAGCTCGCATCCTTTTTGTTTACCCACAAAAAAGGCTATTCCGGCTATAGATAGACAAAGGGAAGATTATGATAGAAATTGATGACCTTAAAAAGCATTTGAACATTGACCACAATGAGGATGATGCATATATCGAAGAGCTGATTGCGGTGGCTGAAGATGCTGTCGGCACTTATCTCAATAAGCCTCTTGCTGATTATATGGATGCAGAAGGTAGGCTGAAGCCGGCAATACGCCATGCGTGCAGATTGCTTGTCGGAGCATGGTATGCGAATAGAGAAAGTGTAGTCTTCAGTTCTCCATCTGAATTGCCGGATGGAGTGGTTGCTCTACTGTTGCCATTGAGGCGTTTTGTGACACCATCAGAAAATTAAGTATGCAAGCTGGACTATTACGCAATAAAATAACTATTGAGCGCTCTGATGTTACCCATAATTCAGAAAATGGCGAGCAAGTGACATCGTGGCAGCAAGTATGGAGTGGTCGTGCAAAGGTGGATTTTTCTTCCGGCTCACAGCTGGTGTCTAATAATGAGACAATCAATACCATCACTAAGACTGTGACTATCCGGACAAAACCGGCATTCAATGAGAAGTTGAGTAACCTTCGCATCCTCATTGATGGAGAATATTACCGGATTTTGGCCAAGGATATCAGGTCGCGCGACATGGCCACAATCTTCACTTGTGAATTGATAAATGAATAGCAATATGGGATTCTTAGACATATTCAGAAGGCAGCAGAGGTCTGAATCGGCTTCTGCTTCATCAAGTATTATTACCTATCCGGTATCTATAGATGCCGGTAGTGATGTCGTAACGCGCAAAGAGCTGGCAATGAAGATTGCAGCTGTATATAGGTGTGTGGATGTGGTCAGCAAGGGTGTAGCGCAGTTGCCTATGGTCGTGAAGCGCAAGGTGGATGATTACTTTGTCATTGATAATGATGATGTATTCGGACTGACCTATATACTTCAGATGAGGCCTAATGAAAGGCTGTCAGCATATGACTTCAAGAGAAGCATAATGACTCAGCTGTTGATAGGCAATGGCAATGCCTATGTAAAGCCGGAATGGGGTGCGGAAGGGTATAATAGAATGATTCTGCTTTCTCCAGGCTCATGTGTCTACGATGTATATTCGAATACTTATGTAGTGTCAGACCCTATCAACCAGATACATGGCACCTTCGATGCGGATGAGATTATTCATCTAAAGAATCTCAGCCTTGATGGCGGATATACCGGTGTCTCTACCTTGCAATATGCTTCGCGGACATTGGCTATCTCAGCCAATGCTGATAGTGCTAATGTGGAATCATTCAAGACTCGCGGCACATTGTCCGGATTTGTTTCCGGCAAAAATAACACTCTTGGCTTTGGCGCACTTCAAGACACGCAGCTGCAAGGCGTGGCGGATAACATCGAAAAACAACTTGCCAGCGGTAAGAAGATATTCAACCTACCTGGTGAGATGACTTTCAATCAGATCTCGCTTTCACCTTCCGACATCCAGCTGCTGGAGACAAAGACATTCAATGTCCTGGATATATGCCGATTCTTCGGTGTGCATCCGGACAAGGTTTTTGCTCAGCAGTCAGCGAATTACAAGGCATCCGAGATGTCTCAGGTATCATTCTTGACTGATACTCTTCAGCCAATACTCACCCAGATCGAAAATGAGTTGCAGATAAAGCTCATTCCGCGTGAGCTGGCAATGCAGTATAAGATTGACTTCGATATTGAGCCATTGTTGCAGACTGACTTATTGACACAGGCGGACTATATAAATAAGACCATATCATCCGGAGTCAAGACAGTCAATCAATGGAGAAAGAAGTTTGGCCAGGCACCGGTGGAAGGTGGTGACAAGGTGCTGGTGTCGGCAAATCTCAAGGCATTGGATGCGCTGAACGCAGAAATACCCACAAAAACTGAATAAATCTTCTAAAGATAGACAGGCATATTATGAATGAGAATTTAAGAGAAATCCGCTGCTATGACTTCCGCAAGGAAAATCGTGAATATGCGCCACATTTGGCTGAAGAGAATAGCCGAATCGTGGAAGGCTATGCGATTGTATTCAATCAGCCGAGCCGCCAGCTATATGACAAGGCCTCACGCAAGGTCTTTACCGAGATAATTGATCCGCGCGCAATCACTAAGGCATTCCTGGATGAGCAAGATGTCAAGATGCTGTTCAACCATTCTAATGATAAACTTCTTGCGCGCAGCACCTATGGCTATGGCACCTTATCATATGAGGTGGATAAATATGGTGTTAAGTATCGTTTTGAAATGCCGAATACGGCTACCGGCAATGAAGTGCTGGAGATGATTCGCAGAGGTGATGTATGGGGATGTTCCTTTGCATTCACCTATGCCAAGGATGGTATTCGTGATGAAAAGAAGAACAGCCGCAACTATCGCACAGTTATTCAGATGGCATCGGTTGATGATTTCTCTATCGTGGTTGATCCGGCATATCTTGGCACTTATGTCAGCACAAGAGAATTCCATGCTCCTGAAGAAGAGCCGGCTGTTGATATGGCCGGAAAAATGGCTGCGGAGCTTGCATTGTTTGAATTGAAAAACCTTTAATAAATACAAGGACTATGACAAAAAAAGATTTGAGAACTCGCTTTGCCGAGGTAAAGCAGCAGATTGTGGATATCTATTCTGCTGCAAGTAAGGAGAATCGCGGTCTTACCGATGCTGAGTCGGCAGATGTTGAGATTCTCAAGAGAGAGCTAAGTGAAATCAATGCTGATCAGATGATTGAGGCGGCTGAGAGAGCAGCGGCAAGAGTCGCTGGCGTTACCGGCTCAGAGTCACGCGCTAATGAGGTGCGCTCGCTCTTCGCTCAGTCAGTAAGGGATGCCATCAAGAATGGCGGTACGGACAACAGCATCCAGCTCCGCGCAGCTAGCCTTATTGACAAGGCTGATGCTCAGCCATTGGTGGCGCTGACTATCGGTGACATCATCGGCCCACTTGAGAAGGGTATGGTGCTGGATAAGGTAGGTTGTCACATTCAGACTGGCCTTACCGATGATTGGGCGTATCCTGTAGTTGAAGCTGTAGAGGCTACTGTTGCCGGTGAGACAGTTGCCATCTCTGATTCAGATCTTGACATCAGCGCTGTGAAGCCTACTCCGCAGCGCGTGGCGGTAACTGTTCCGGTAACTCGCACAGCTCTCGCAATGACTGATGACCGACTCTATGAGATCGTGACAAGCTCTCTTCAGAAGGCCATCCAGCGCACACTTAATAATTGGATGTTCTCAAGAACAGCCATTGCATCAGGAATCAATGGTCTCTTTGTGACTCCAACAACAGTCGAGAAGTTCACAACTGCGCCTACTTATGCAGATATCTGCGGCTTGGTAGGAAGTGTAGATGCTACCGGCATTGTGCCTTCAGCAACAGCAGCATTTGTCATGAACAATGCTATGCGCGCTGTCCTCAAGTCTACTCCAAGAGTGGCTGGTGGTGAGCGCATGATCATTGAGAATGACATGATTGATGGTGTTCCGGTATTTGTTACTGAGTACGCATCAGCAAATGTGATTGAGTATGGTTACTTCAGCTATGCGCTGGTGGGTCAGTTCGGTGACTCTACTCTTATTGTTGATCCATATACTCTTGCCAAGAAGAATCAGGTGCAGTTCACTCTGAACTCATTCTGGGATATCAAGCCAGCTCGCGCACAGGCATTTGGCGTATTGGAGAAGAATTCGTAAGCTGAGACTTGAGAGTTGCCAAAATTAGGCAACTCTCTTGTCCTAAAGACAAGAGTATGGCAAGAGGCTCATTCAGTCAGGGGGAGCTGGTGTCGGTAGATACCGAGGCTATTGAGCGGAAGTTGGAAGCGCTTGACATGAGACAGCCGGAAATCAAGAAATCCTTGAAATCCGCTATCAGGAAGTCGCTGAATATTATCCGCTCATCGGTGCGTAAGGGCGCTGCTTCCGTTACTACGAATGCTGAAAAGAGGCGCAAAGGTGTTGGTTTGGTGGTTTACAAGAATGGCTCCGGTGGCCAGGTAAATATTTACACACCATTCCAGCTTTCCAATTCATCCGGTAGAGGTATTTTCATACTTCGGTGGTTGGAAGAGGGAACAAAAGAAGGCATAGGTCGCGATGGCCGTAAGCATGGTGCAACACCAGCAAAGCCCTTCTTTAATGCAGCTGTGTCTTCATCTGTGGGTAAAGCTGAAAATGCCTTGTCAGACAACATCCTTAAATCAATAGAAAAGGTAGCATCGAAGAGAAAATGAGACTGAGTATATCCACGCATATCTATTCGGCATTGTCCGGATCAGCAGATATTCAAGAGGCAATCGGAAAGAATAAGATATTTCCGATTGCCACAAAGAATGAGGTTGAGTTTCCCTTCATCGTATATGAAAGGGATAATGTGACTCCGCGCTATGACAAGTCAGGTGAATCGGTGACTGAATCATCGGTCAATGTGTACATTCTTACTGAGAATTATACGCAAGGTCTTGATATTGCAGAGATGGTAGTCAGAGCATTGGAAAGACAATATGCGGATTACAAGGATTTCAAGGTGATAGGAGCAACAATGACAGGAGCATCTGAGAGCTATACGGCCAATACGTTTGTTCAGCAGATATCGTTTAATTTTATGACAAAATCGTTATAGTTATGGCAGAAAATGGAAATGGCAGAAAGGTCTATCTGACCACAGGTAAAGGCACCGGCACTTTCACTTGGGTGGCTGGTGAGACCAGCTCGAATCTCAGCCTTCAGAGCAATATGATTGAGACTTCGGATAAGAATTCAAAGCACGCAACTTATATCTCAGGAAGGCAGAGCGGAACGGCATCGGTGACTGTTAATCTTGATGATTCGGCAACTGACAGCCAGCGCGCAATGGTCAGGGCATTCTACAATGGCCAGACAATCTTTGTATTTCATGGAGAACTCAATACCGATGGTAAGACTCCGGCAAATGGCACAGCCTATGAGGCTCTGATCTCAGGCCTTGACCGAGACTACCCGGATGATGGTGTTGTGACAGCCACATTCAATCTTCAGCTGACCGGAGAACCGGTAGAATATCCCACACTTTCATAATTATGAAAACTATAAGATATGAGGTGACAATCAATGGTGTGAAGACAGCAATGCTCTTCACACCTAGATTGTTTGATTTCAAGACACCATCAATGGACTTTTCCGGTGGTGAGGCTACAAAGGTAGCCGGAATGTATGCAGATATCGCATATTGCGCTGCGCTTAATTATTGGACATTGACTGATCATGCAGTTGAGAATTTTCAATTGACGAGGCTGGATTTTCACGAATGGTCAGCACAAGAGCCAGCAGAATTTGGAAAGGTTATGAGAATAGCCATAGAGGCTATTACCAATAAGAGCCTGGATGAACTGATGAAGGAAGGGAAAAATACAACAACAGCCGATGAAGAAGTAAAAAAAAAGCATTCGACATCAATTATTCAGAGATTGAAGGCTTTCTTGTCGGCTATTGTGGGATGTCGCAGAAGCAAGCGGCATGGACATCGGTAGGTGAATTCTTGCAAAGGCGCGAGGCTCATGAAAAAGGACAACAGCTGGAATGGGAAAGAAGCAGATGGATTGCGTACAGCATCTTCAGCCCATTCTTAGGTAAGAATAAGCCGAGAACGCCACAGCAATGGGTAAAGTTCCCATGGGAGCATAAGACGCAAACAGCACCGATGGTTACAATCAATGAGTCACAAATTAAGACTCTTAATGACATTTTTATTGACTTCCAAAAGAAAAAGGCATAATGGGAAAGTTAGGTGATCTGATAGTAAGGCTTCAGCTCCAGCATGAGGATTACAAGAAAGGTTTGAAGCAAGCCGAAAAAGACACAAAGGGATTTGGTGCTTCGCTTGGAAAAATAAAGGGCGTAGGCCTGGCCGTATGGGGCGCTATTGGTGGCGCTGTGCTGAAGGTGGCTTCAGATGTGGTGAAGTCTACAAATGCAATGGAAGATAAATGGGAGATGTTTACGGTAAAGGCAAAAGCTGGCTGGAACTCTTTCATCAAGACTCTTACAAATGGTGATTGGAGCAACTTTATCTCAAACTTTAAGAAGGAGGTCAAGGCTGCCGAATATCTTACTGCGGCACTTCAAGATACTACTGAGGTTGAGAACTCAATAAAGTTGCAAAAGGCTGCTATGGCTGAAGAGCTTGCTGAATTAGAAATTTTGATGCGTGATCAAACCAAGAGCTACAAGGAGCGCGCAGCCGCTGCGGAAAAGTACATTAATAAAGTGTCTCCATTGTATGATCAGGAAATCAAAAGATTGTATGATCTGAAGAAAGCCTACATGATTAGCTTTGGTCAAGGATTATTCAATGAGAATCTTTCTCCCAAGGTCATGGATTATGTAGAAAAATTTATCACCGAATATGGTAAGGATACAATGCATCCATATTTCAAGCTTGGAGGATTAGAGAAGGTTACGCTAAAGGAGCTTATGGATGCTGCACTTGTTCCTTACGATCCTCAAATGGGTCTACCTGTGAATAAAACCAGATTCCCTAAAGAATATAATGCTCAAGTTGATCGTCATAGTGCGATAGAGAGCTTGAGATTTCTTAGCAAAAAATGGTTTCCGGAACTTCCTCAAGACTTTTTATATTCATTGGGTCAAACGTATGAAAATGGTCACAATGGTGATCAGATACAAGCTCTTGTAGAAGTCATTACGGCTTATAGTGCGGCATTGGGAGCAAAAAAAGATGATCTTAAAAAAGTATATGGCATTTTAAATTCAGCTACAGCTAAAAGTGAAAATGGTCAGACTGAAGACATTCTCTATGAAATCAAAACTGATATCAAAGACTTCAAGAGTTTAACTGATATCACTAGCCAAGCTGTAGTACAATTTCCTACAATGCCTGATATCATTCCGGATGATTGGCTGGAAAGGAATCGTGAAAAGATTGATGCTGCGCTGGCCGAGGCGGAAAGGTTGCAAGGCATTACACAAGAAATCAATAATGCAATTGTTGACACCATTGCTCAGTCGTTATCAGGCGCAACCGAGGCTTTTGTCAATGCAATCATGGGAATTGAGGGTGCAGATGCATCGCAAGTAATGGCGGCTTTCCTTGAGCCTTTTGCCAATACTGCAAAGAGTTTAGGTGAATTGCTGGTTGCGGAAGGTATAGCAATCGAACTTGCCAAAAAGACAATGGAAAATCCTTTTGCTGGCGGAGGCGCAATGATAGCAGCCGGTGTCAGCCTTATTGCGATAGGCTCAGCATTGGCAGCCGGAATACAAGCCATAGGAAGAGGCGCAAGCGGAAGTACAGCATCATCTTATTCCGGTGATAGCTCAGCCGCCAATACTGAGACATTTAAATCAGAATTGACAGTATATGTAGAAGGCCGCATCAGCGGAAAAGACATTATCTTGTCGGGTAATAAGACTCTTAACAGCTGGAATAGGTAACATGGCAGAATATTTATCAAGATACTACAAGAGTGTTACGACTAAAGGCTGTAATGTAACTCTCAATATTTACAAGAAAATAACATCATCTGCAAGGTGGCTTGAAACGGAAATAGGAGAAGTGCTTGTGTCTTTGAACTATGGCATTCAAGGTTCAGAGGATGCGGTTGATTCTCCGATCCAAAAAACATCACTTGAATTCAGTTTAGTGGATGCTCCTGAATTGAATACTAATGATAAGAAATGTGGGGAATGGGAAGAGTTTTTCACGCCAGATGCAACCGGCTATAAAGTTGAGTTGGTCATTGATGATGTCGTTAAGTGGGCAGGGTATATTACTCCGGACAGCTGGGAAGAAGATTTGTCGTATCATGCCCCTATCAGTATCACAGCGCGCGATAATTGGGGCAGATTAAATGACTTTAAATTCGACCATAAAGGCAATGATGATCATCTTATAAGTGTAAGTGAACTTATTATGGCGGCTGCTGAGAAAGCCGAGCTGGCAATGAATGTGAGGGTTGATAGTGCAGTCGAATGGCCGTTGTGCAAAGGAATACCATTGTATGATCATTATATCAATGTGCTGGCTTTTGAAGATTCAACTTGGTGGGATGCGCTGGAAGAGACTCTTGGATCATTGGGAATGTGCATACAATATGTAGATAACAATGAATTTGTTGTTACGCCATTGCGCTCTAGATGCTATGTCGGAAATGAGTTATATGCTTTAGTTCCTAAGAAGGAATTTGTATTTGAACATCCAGGCCATCGATCATTGGCACCAGCTGTCAAGGAAATTGTTGAGGTGCAGAATTATGATTTTAGTGATGACATGATCAATGCACCGTCCTTAACTATTGGTGACTTCGAATGTGGGGCAACATATCCATTTACATCTCAGCCGTATGGCACAACAGAAAGAATGATGCCTGTATTCTCATTGAAGTCAAATGGATTTTGGAAACAAGGTGCTAGCGGCTATTACTCATTATTGTGTCAATTTAATTATGAGCCGAGACAAGATGATGATACTGTAAGGCTGAAAGATGGCAACACTCTATTTATTGCTTGCAATCCTGGAACAAAGACTGACTATTCATCTGCTCAGACACAAATGCGTGGAGTATTTTGCGAAGTGAATATGACCAGGATGAGGGGCAAGATATCTATCAAGGTTGGCGCTCCGGTAAGGCTGTATGGGGCAAGCTACAACACCGGAACGGCACCATTTAGTGAGGAATATACTTGTCCAGCCATCAGCAATGTGTTTGCAAGAATAATGTACACAGCTCATGGCTACACACCAATGTGCTATAATGGTATAAAATGGGTTTCAGGGGCGGCATATTGTCAATTGTCTCCGCCGACAAATGAGGGGGTTGTGTATGAATATGAGTTTCTGATTCCATCGGCTGATATAGATGCGCCAGGTGTATTGCATATAGAATTTAAATGCGGCAAGTATATTATTCTAGGTGACTATGAGGCGGTAGATGCCAATGGAAAGGGAATGTATATGCCGATTACTGATGTTAAGATGACCAATGTATGGGATGTTGAGGCTGAGAATAATGTGACAACAAAATACAATGAAGATAATAATGTCATCTTGAATCGGAAGCCGGCAATAGGTTGCGTTAATTACGATACAATTTCTCCGCAAGAAGTGCTTAATGGTGTCTATTCTCCGGAAATAGGATATCCGGCTGCAAGAGAATGGAAGTGGAATGATGGTGAACTAGTGACACAGCTTCCGGTGCTGATTCATCAGCAGCTGTTGACATTTTATAGTAAACCTAATAATATTTTAACCGGCTCAATGATAGTTGATGCTGGCCTTCCATCATTTGATTGCCTATGGAATTGGAAAGGCAAGGCGCACATCTTGTTAAGTGGTAGAGTAAATCTTATCTCAGGTCAAATGGATGGGGCGGAGCTGCGCGAGTTTACGCGCTATGACCATATGTGGGAGACATGGTGCGAGACTGATGATGTTGAGGTGGATTATGCTGCAACATCTATCCAGCTCAGAGTGCATAGCAATAAGACTATTACCAGCGCTGATCTGAGTGGCCTTCCTTTATGGCTGGTAGGATCGGTGCAGTCCGCTGGGAATGGTGTGTATGATGTAACGTTGGCTGTTGAGGCTAATGGCTCAAGCGAAAGAACTACGATCATAAAGATTGACACAGCGCACGTGCGTATCACCCAGCTTGCTCCTGGTGATTATGGTCTAGATTATGGTGAGGATTATTCATAAATTAAGCAAGATTTTATGCATACAATTAAAACACTTAAGGAGAAGATCACAAGCACGATCTATCCCAATGGCAAGGGTGCCATCAATGCAGCCGATCATCAGGCAATGCTGTTGGAGTTAGTTGATATCTTGTCCACGCCAAGTGGAGATCCGATGCATCGCAATTATGAAGTAGTGGGCGCAATGTATAATGAGACAAATGGCCCAATCGTGCGAACTGACAGCTACGGTAATCTTATCAGCCATCAGTCAGGCTGTTGGTATCTTGAAGGGGTAGGAGATTTGTCCAATGCTGATATGCGAGCTATATATGAGGCTGGCAAGTGGTGGATAAGTTCAGATAATAAAGGTTTTGGCGGAAATGGAAGTGTTAAGACAAATCTGCCTTCATTATCATATACTCAGGTATATTACAAGAATGCATATGAATTCATGCAAGCATTTAATAATAATCCATCACTTCAGGCCATTGATCTGAGGACACAGCAAGAGCCGCTGGCGGATGATAAATTCAATAGGGTGACAATCAAGAGCATGGATTTTCTTTGCCAAGGTTCAACAAAAATTAAGCGCATCTATGGCACTATAGATGCATCATTGGCTCAGACTTCTAATTCTTGTTGGATTCATACGCCAGGTCTTGAGGAAGTTCGATTATATGGTATTAAGACTGATGTAAAATTGCCGTTATCTAAGGATATATCTAAGGCATCTATACTTTATATGATTAATAATGAGACTGCATCATCTGCAATTAATATTACTTTGCACTCAGATGCGTATGCAAGGCTATCGGCAGATGCTGATATCGTAGCATCACTCGCGAATCATCCGAAAGTTTCACTTGCTAAAGCATAAAATATGAATACTATTAAGGCTAATGAAGGCGGTTATCTCACGCAGCGAGAAGATATGCCTATTGACCAGAGGTCATTTTATACAGAAATTATTGGAATAAATGCGACTTGGGAGAATTTCCGCGAGGCAACACCTGATGAGGTGCGCTATTGGAATGACTTTCTCGCAAGGTTGGGCAATTAAATTTGTAGCATAACTATAAAAGAAAAGGAGTGGCTTTTACCACTCCGTTTCACGAATAGAATCAAGGTATAAACCTTGTGCCGGCAAGCATCTATTTGCTTGACAAATATGGTGAAAATATATGATTTGTAGCAGAACTCTCCAATGCTCAAATAAGAGAGGCGTTTATGAAGGATGATCAGCGCTGGTCATCCTTCGCTTTTACCCACAAAAATGCGGAAATTTGGCATAGGGTATAAATTATCAACTATGCAAGAGAGAAATGTCCTGGCCGGAGCTACGGCAACAGTTATTAGTCCATTGGTGGATTTTTATGGGGAATTGCTGCCATTCCTTATGCTGGCGGTTGCGCTGATTGCCATTGACAGCCGATTCGGCATCATGGCCAGCAGAAAGAGAGGTGAGACAATTCGGACTAGCAGAGCCATCCGAAGAGCCATCAATAAACTTGTGGACTATATTTGCTGGATTACATTGGCCGGAATGCTCGGTCAGACATTCGGCCTGGTGTTTTATCTTCCTCTCTTGTCGGTAATAGTGTTGCTTGTAGTATATACGATAGAGCTGTCATCTATATTCAATAATTATTTCTTCTACAAAGGCATAAATTTTAAGTTCAATGGCTTGAAATTTATAAGCAAGGTGTCAAGAACTAATGTTGAGGAAATCATCGAAAAAGACAATAAAAATGAAGATTCTGATAGATAATGGTCATGGCAACAATACGCCAGGCAAGAGATCTCCGGATGGCCTACTGCGCGAATGCTATTACACAAGAGAGATAGCGGCATCGGTTGCCAGCAAGTTACGCAAGGAAGGCTATGATGCAGAGCTGCTGGTGCCGGAGCTGTATGATGTGAAACTCATCGAAAGAGTACATCGCGTAAATGTCCATTGCCAAAGTCTTGGAGCCAGCAATGTTGTGTTGATTTCTATCCATTGTAATGCTGCTGGCAATGGCAAGGAATGGATGAATGGCCGAGGCTGGGAAGCATGGACATCGCAATGTCAAACGGAAGGAGACAAGCTGGCTGAATGCCTCTATGAGTCAGCGCTGGCGTGCTTTGCGCCTGGCACAAAAATCAGATCAGACTGGGGTGATGGTGACTATGACAAGGAGCATCAGTTTACCATTCTTTCCAAGACATTGTGTCCGGCTGTTCTGACTGAGAATTTCTTTATGGACAACAAGCAAGATGTAGACTTCTTGCTCAGTCCTGAAGGCAAATCGGCTATAGTGCGCTGTCATGTTGAGGGTATCAAGAGATATATTAATAATAAATGATATGGGCGTATTATTCGGATCAGGAATCAAGTTGAATATCCATATGGTGCCGATAGATAATCATCATCTGAGTGATATTAACTTCCAAGTTGAGGTCTATACGAATCAAGGGCCTAATAAGGTCGTGGTGGATAAGAAAGAAGCCTTCCGTATAGATAATGATAACTATATAGTCTGCATAGACACCTTAGAACTAGGCTATGGTGAGATGATGGTCACATTGTGGGCGGATATACCAGATGCAGACTTCGCATCAGGCATAAGAAGAGAAGGCAAGACTATCAAGACCAATATCATAATAGATAGAAGATGAGTGGCTGCATTGACTTGAAGGTTGCTCGCGTTGGTAACGCAATAGATATATCAGTCTCAGCAGAAGGCATGCAGTCAGAGGCTGAGCAAGTCGTTGCATTATTCCAATATGATGCCAAGGCCTTGCCGCATATCAGCGCCTCAGTCAGTCGCATGGGAGTCACTATTGATTTTGCAGCTGGAATCATATGCGATGTGCCGCAAGATAGATATCTTATCGTAGATGAGGGTATTATATGGCTGGTGCCGGAAAATGGCTATACGGCTGATGTAAGTGTCAAATCAAATGTCCGCTGGACAATAAATTAAACTATATGGGTAAAGCAGATTGGGTGAAGGTGACACCATCTCAAGGAAGTGGTGATGCCAATGTAAATGTCTCATCATATCAGCCTCATACCGGCAGATCGGTGAGGACTACTATATTGACTTGGAAGGCTGCCAATGTGACCGATGTGCAAAGGTCGGTATCGCAAGCTGGTAAACCGGAATTTGTTGATGTGGCCGATGCGGCATCAGCAGATAAGGCTGGTAAGATCGTGACTATTACCGGAACTAGTAATTCAGCAAAACTTACATTCTCGCTGGGAACAGGCAACTTGAATGTAAGTTTGCCGAATAAGTATATTGCCAATTCTCTTGAAATCGTGAATGGCGCGGCAATCACCGGTGATCCTGGAGCTATAGCAGAATATAACTTTTCGATATCCATAACAGTTCCGGCCAACTCATCAACTGATACCTTTACGCGGCAGATCATAGTTGAGGATGGTGCTGGCCATCGTGATGTATGCACCTTGACTCAGGCGGCTGGTGATGCTTATATTACTATCTCAGCCAATATCATTGAGCTTGACTATCTTGGCACACCGGTGACTGTTGAGGTTAAGTCAAATACTGATTGGACAGTTGAATAATGGCTGAGCTGATCAAACCTTGGAATAATGGTGGAAGCCTCTCCGTTGCGTATGATGGTAGCGGAGATGGCTCTGCTGTTTTTTCTTCAGACATCAATACAGGATCAGAAAGGACTATGGAAGTCTCCTTTGTAGACAAGTTACGCAATGTGGTGGTTGTGCGTACTGTGAAGCAAGGAGCCGGTCAGACTACAACTGAGACTTACACAAGACTGACATATATAGAGTGTAATGGCCAACAATATATTGACCTTGGATATATAGTCAAGGAAGATGATGTCATTGAGTCTAACTTTATTCTAACCAAGATTGCGAATGCTGATACATTCTTATTCGGTACAATCGATGCGAATGCAGGCTTGTGGTTTGAGTTTTACTCCAAAACTGCATATGTTCGCTATGGCGCATCTTCATCGAAGTCAATATCATCTTCATCTGGCAACTATTCGGTGAAGCTGCAAAAGGGTAAGGTTACCCTTGGCACGACTGAGACAGCCTTGGATTATGAGCAGATGCCGGACAATACAATCAATCTCTTTGCCGGTAGAGGAAGTGCCGGTGCGGCATATAGCCGTGGACACTACCGATGCACCAAGTTCCGTATCAGCGACAGCAATGGCTTGGTGATGGACTTGATACCGGTCAAGAGAGATAGTGACGGAGTGATAGGTATGCTTGACCTTGTGAGTGGCACATTCTACACAAGTGCCGAAGAACCATTCATCGGTGGTAGCGAGATTCGCATTACTGATGGATATGAAGTTCTTGAATACACTTCTTTCGCCAAAGATAGGCTCTACGACCTTGGCATAATCAAGAACACCTATGAGCTTGAAGTGCTTTTTCAGCGAAGTGAGAAATCAGCAACACCATACTTGTATGGTATCGTAACGAGTCCGCATACGGCATCGGTTTCCGCATATCTTTCATCAGGTGGTTCATGGCGATGGGGAGCATATTACAAAGGCATCACAACCAACACTTTTAATGAGTATAGGGTGATAGTCAAGAATGGCTCCATAATATATAATAATACCACCGGCACCTTCAGCAAGTCTACTTTTACAACACCGGACACCTTAGTGCTTGGTGGCTATCGCGCAGCATCCGGTGCATTAACGAAAAACTATCAGGGCAAGGTATTCTACTTCCGCATTCGTGAGAATGATACATTGCTGCTGGATTGGTATCCATGCAAGAGGCTTTCCGATGGAGTTGAAGGCTTCTGGGATTGTGTGAGTCAGACATTTATAGAACCGATGTTAGTAATATGAAAATAAAGATTATTATAGCAATATTGCCGGTACTGATAGGATGTGGGCCGCAAAAGGTAGCCATGACAACCGATGTGCAGAAGGATTCGGTGTCGGTGGTCATCAAGGAATCCATCGTATATAGAGATACAACTATATATGTTGAGATGCCGGTTGAGGTGATAAAGGAAGTCTTGCCGGATACCGACACATCGCATCTAGAGACTTCGCTGGCCATCAGCGAGGCGTGGGTATATGCCGGTATGCTGAATCATTCGCTGGTGCATAAGGATGTCGGCCTGGAAAAGAAGGTTGAGATGCCGGAAAAAACTACTCAGAAAGATTCGATAATCGTGTCTTACAAAGAAGTCGTTAAAGAAGTGCCGGTTGAGGTGGAGAAGCCTCTGACTGCATGGCAGAACTTCCGGATGGTTCTCGGCTCATTGGCATTGATGGCAATAGCCGTATGGGCATTAATCAAGATCATAAAAAAATATTTTATGAAATAATCCATTCAATTCTTTCATCATATCGTATTTGAAATGCGCCAGCTGTGAAGTTCGCGCATTTTTTCTTTATATGCCGGTCATGGTATATATTGTGTATTTCGGAAATAAAAAGGAAATACAATGAAGAAGGATTTTTTTGAAAAGGCGGTGGAAGTTGTTGCAGAGCTGTGCGAGCTGGCTCCGGATGCCATCATGCATGGTCGTAGAACTGATGAGGTGGTGGATGCTCGCTGGATCATTGTCAAGATTCTGCATGAGCAAGGCTATCATACTTCTAGAATAGCCATGCTCATGCATATGACTCAGCGCAATATCACGCATATCCTGACTATCTTCCAGGATAGGTTGGATGGCTATGATTCCTTGTTCAAGGCCACATATCAGATGGCGCGCATCAAGGTCGGAAATTTATGCGAAAGCTAAAGGAAATTCATTGTCGGTCATCGGAATGGGTTGTGTAAGGTTTTTAGTTGAGGTCAATGTCGGCCTCAACTAAAAATTTTTATATGGCTCATGTTAAATCAACTGAGGGATATGATGTTCATATTCCGAATCAAGGCCAGGTGACTTATAATACAGTTGCCGGCTCTGCTGGCCTAGCATCATTCCTAGGTCTTAATGCACCTAACCTTCTTGGTGGCTTAATGAATGGCTGCGGCAATGGTGGATGGATGGGTAATCGCAATGGCTGCGGCTGTGGCAATACAGTTGTTGTCAGCGAAGGTGATCATCTTGTGACACGATTTGAAATGGAGCAAGAGCAGAAGTTGGCTGCTAAAGACTCTGAGATTGCTCTGCTCAAGTCGACTATCTACACCGATCAGAAGATTACCGATGCTTACAAGGAGCTTCGCGTAATGATTACCGGTCTCCAGGATTTTGCAGCAAGACAGTCAGTGCAGAATCAGGCATTTATGGATTCGTTTGCTGATGTCCGCAAAGACATTGACTACAAGGTGCAGCTTGAGGCTGAAAGAAGGTCATGCGCTGATTGCAAGATTGTGAACTATGCTAACAGCACATTTGCTCCGCGCCTGATTACTGACTACACAGCTGGCACAACTAGCGCGGTGGCTCAGGTTTACAATCCTCTTGCTTGCGGCATCGGTTGCGGATGTGGCAACATCTATTCATCTGCTCCTACTGCATAATGTCTGACATGGGGAGAGGTGTTAAAGCCTCTCCCTTTCAAAAAAATCTATTATGAGCAATATTGACAAGGTAAGTGCAGCTTTGAGCGAGTGGCTGTTCAATGTGTCAGCCAGCATCCTTCCGAAAGTCAAGATACCGAATGAGTCTCCTATCGGAAAATTCATGTACGGCATCTTAGGAGTCGAACCTTCCAGCTATAATATCTGGAAAGAGCTTGGCTTTCTCGCAGAGCCAACTATCCAGGTGATGGTGTCACCGATGCTGACCAAGTTTCTTGGCTCCATTCCGGATGATCAGATAAGAGATATTGCAGAAAAATATGCGGATGCATTTCTTTCTCATGCTAAAGAGAAGGGTGGTGTCAATGTGTTTGGCGTACACCTAGGCCCAAAGGCTTTTGAAGGACTCAAGGAGATTCTTGCCTCAAAATTTGAAAAGGAATGAAAGAAGATTACAAGGAATTCGTGGAAATGCTCCGCGAGAAGATTGGCGAGACCAATGGCGCTTGGCCGGTCATAATGAAGATGACTCATATGCTAGAGGATAACGAGTCCTTTGAGGATATGATGGAGATATGCCAAGGTGTTGAGGATTACAAGGAATTCTTGACTGAGGCTGAAGCCAAGGAACTGACATCGCACTTGCAGAACTACGATAGAACCAACTATCCGAAATGGCCTAATGCTCAGATGCTCTTTGATACAGTCAAAGAAGCTGGCGGTGAGCCGGAAGAAAAAGGCCGATTCAATAAGTGGGTGCTTTTCTTTGCAATGAACATGATACACTCTGACTATGGCGGTGTGTTGTCATCATTTGCTAGTGGCGTGGAGTATGCCAAGTTGTGCTACAAGATGGCTATGGCATGGATACTTGATCCGGATCGAAAGCACAGCATAAGGCATCAATATGGCTTGGAGTGCTAATCAGGCAATGTTTGGATATGGGAGTCTCAGCGGCTCCCATTATCATTTTCGTGAGGTCACGAAAATGCTTTGGCACACTTTTTATAACTTGCCGAAATGCGTTAAATAATAAAGCTATGCAGATACTTATTCTAGGCTCTTCGCTGGAGACTGCAATCGCATTAGATGCGACAATGCTAGATCAGCAGATTGAGGTGTGTGACCAGATAATCAGCAAAATCAAGGCTGGCGAGGTTGATGAAAGAATTGAGGCCTATAAAGACCATTTGTGGTGGCTTCAGATGCATTGTAATACCTTAGACTACTATCGCAGAGATAATTGGGATGATGCCGAAGAAATGTCCTATTTTGCGGAGCGCTATAAGCCTTCATTCATTACTGAAGAGCTGATTTCAGAAAATCGTAAGAAATTCTGCAATTTGTTTGAAAAAAGTTTGCACAAATCAAAATAATGTTTTACCTTTGTGCATCAAAGTTAAACCAATAGAAAGTGAGACACACTATAAACTGTGAAACATTATGATTACAATTTCAAAGTACCAAGTTCGCTGGGCAATCATTGACACTTACAGCCGTAAGAAAATCTTCAAGTATCAGAGAGAAGCGCTGGCCAAGATCGGCTTTAATGTCATCGAAAGAATAGGTTGTGCTGCTGAGATCGTGAAGCATTATCGCAATGAAGATGCTGTTATTTCAGATGTAGCTAATATCCGTAAGGCTTATGAAATTATCAAGGCGAAGAGACATGATGCCATAGGCGCTATAGTGACTGATGCTCAGTATGGCTCAGTTAAGGCTGGGGAGTCTACTATTATCTTATCAACAACAAATCAGCGCGATCTGTTCCGCGCAATAGTCGGAGAGCAGAATCATCCAGGCAGCAAGTATCAACCTTCAATGTTCAATTAATATGAGATATGAATTCACCAGCCATCCTGAGAAATCAGGATGGTTCCGTGTCGTGGACACAAAATGGATGATGGTGTGCGATTTTGAAGCCCATCAGTATAACGAGACTCAGTTCTTTACGGACTTGGGGCATCTTCCATGCGATCCTAATAAGATAGCAGCTGCAATGCGCGAGCTAGGAGACTGGCTATATACTCATCATTATTCAGATGTATTTCCCATACCTACTTATGAGGTGAGAGTATCCGAAGATGATAGCGAACTTCATATTATTAGGCATAAAGAGCCGGTTATGGATGCCGCATTTAAAATTGACAATATGAAAGATATTGCAGATGTATTGGCGAAGGCATCAGAATTTGTTCGAAAATTGAAAAAGGGTAAATAATATGGCAAAAGGTGGGAAGAGAGAAGGCGCTGGCCGCAGAAGAATGCCTACCGAGGCAAAGAGGGTGCCTATTGCAATGAGGGTGTCACCGGCTTGTGCAGATTGGTTACAAGATAAAGCCTTGTACTATGGCTGCTCTCTTGGTCAGATGGTAGAGCATATGATGACTCTATGGCGAGAGCAAGAACGCAATTATTGTGGCGTGAAAGATAACGATGAGCCTTATATTAAGGCCTTTGTCAGCGAATTCGACAAAACAATGACTCAAGTAATGGCTGATATGCAGCCATTGACCATTGAAGAGGCCGAAGCATTATATCAGAAGGCTATGAGTATAAGAAAGGATGGCAAATAGAGCCATCCTTTTTGCATATTAGGTCAATTTATTTGCAGATATAGTCAATTATTTTCCTTGTGGCTTCATCCACTTGCTGGCGTATGTAGTGAACATATATGCCGGTAGTCGGTGAGCCTATCTTGTGGCCCATGCCTTCAGATACAATGTTGATAGGAAGTTCCAGCGCTGCACCGAGGCTGGCATATGTATGTCTGGCCCAATTCGATGATAAATCCGGCAATATGCCTTTGTAAGACTTCTTTCCACCTTGACCTTTGCGCTCCATTGGGCCAATTTTCTTCAATCCTTTATCCATTCTCCTGATATAGTCGGTTGGATTGCTCCATGAGTCGCAGACATCCAGCAGATAGTTTTCACCAGCATACTTGTCAATGATGGCTTGCGCTTCCGGCTCTATCTTGACTGAATAGAAGGTGCCGGTTTTCTTCCGGTAATACTCCAGCCTTCCATTGACCACTTGTGATTTTGTGGCCGAAAAAAGGTCGGCACCATTGATGCCTCTAAGATAAGTCATCAGCATAAAGATATCGCGGTATTTGGCCAAATGTGGCTCATCTATGACATATAAGCGCAGCTGCTTAATCTGATCTATGGTCAAGAATCTGCTGGCGGTGGCTTCCGGTGTTATCTTAAAGCCTCTGAATGGATATGATATGTTGAGGTTTTTCGTATTGATGGCATAGTTAAATATCCTTCTTATGTTCCGGTGATGAATGTTCCTGGCATTGCGTTTGGGCGCTGTCAGCGCAAGGAAGTCATCAAAGCGCTGGAGCCATGCCACATCAATCTCATTAAAGGTGCGTTTTTCAATGTGGTTGTCAAATGCCTTCAGCCTTGAGGCGGTCTGCTGATATACAGTCTTAGTGCCGGATTTTTTCTGCAAGCCTATATACTCTTGCAGAATCGGCCAAATAAGGTCGGCTGGTGTCTCATCCGCCTCAACATGGCCGCATAGTAATAGAAGTCTTTTTTTCAGCTCAGCCGCTGACATACAGCTGAGCTTGCCTTCGACATCCAGCTTGATAAGTTCTGATGAAATGTCCATCATCCTCAACTTGAGAAGATTGTTCCATTGTTTTGCGCGCAGATGATTGACTATTACTCCATCCATCCATTGTTGAGGTGTCAATGTCATTGATGTCGGAAGGAAGAAGGTTTTTCCATTGTGATAGACTCTGACTTTGAGAGGGCCTGATGAGCCATCCTTGCTGGCTCTCAGGTCTAAGTAAAATGATGCTTTTGCCATAACTTAGAGATTGCACAAGATTTGCACACTTTTCATCCAAAACTATCCAAAATTGTACAAAATTAGACAAATATGATGCCAAAATGAGCCTTCAAAATGTGGTAAAAAATAAAAGGATTGCAAATCTAATATATTGATTTACAATCCTTTAAACCTTTGTGATTCGGTTGGGATTCGAACCCAAGACCCACAGCTTAGAAGGCTGTTCCATCACGCGAGAACACACTGCAAATCAATGATTTGTATTAGCGCCTCTTTCTCATTGCATAAATTTTGCACACTTATAAGTGTTTTCTATTATCATTACTTCTTTTGCACATCTGCGCCACAATTCTTGTTCGGTGTCGCAAAAATCTATAAAAGTGCTATTCCCAATATAGATACTTTGAAATCCGGAAATGGAAATGTGTTCAGCTAATGCTTTGCTGATATCTATCATTAAAAAGGCGTTTCCAAGATACCAGCCTTTAATGGTGTACTTTGATTCACCAATATATAATATCAATGGATCGGAGCCAATCAGCAAGTCTCCAAATCCGGCATCCATTGAGGCCATTGTTTTTAATTTCCTTTGCTCAGCCTCATCTAGCTTAACTGATAAAGACCAAAAGTCATCTTCCAGCGCTGGGTATTTTATTCCCTTTTCATGAGATACTTTCAGTCTTACTAAAAGAGAAGAAGCAGAATAGGTGTTTGTTGTATTGGTGAAGTTGTTCTTATTCTCAATGCTAACCTTATTAGTTGGAAAGTCGCTGACTTCAATGTTCTTTAGAGGTCTATGCTGAGCAAGAGCCGTTGAAGTGATCAATATGCTCAGAAGTACAATAAATCTTTTCATATAGTATTCTTTTTCTCGCTAAATTCAGTTGAGGTTTATTATTTAACTCGCACAAGGCCTACAATTGTGAAGATGCTCAACACTTCTGATCGTGGAAAGAAGGTGTCTTTGTAGCGGTCATTGTGAGCTGTAGCCAGATAGCCATCTTCTTTTTCTTCCAGCATTCTTATCTGCATACCGGCTGACTTGGTGTCAAAAACATAAGTTTCTCCATTGATGAGTGGTGCGCCTGGCTCAAGCCTTCGAATGCCTAATAAGTCACCAGCATATATCTCCGGTCTCATTGCATCAGTCACGCATTGAAAATAAAAGTCATATCGTGGAAACTGATGCACCTTTGGCTGGGCGTTTACATCGGTTGAGGTCTGCATATATTCCCATATAGATGTATTCGGCATCATGGCCACATCTCTAGGAACAATTGGAATCAGTTCATCAAATTCTGATGGCGCTGGTGGTGTTGGTGTGTCGGTAGTTGATTCTGCAATATCGGTGTCAAACATAGGGCCTTCACCGGTCATAAGCCAATTTATTCTAAAGCCAAATGCCTTATGCCATTTTTTGGCTACATTTTTTCCAAAAGGGCGCTTACCTAAGAACAAAGCGCTAACATTTGTTTGATGGACATCTAAGATGTCTGCAATTTGCTGCTGGGAATATCCTTTTTGCTCAAAATATTTCTTAAGTGCTTTTCCTACACTATTCCCAGGTATGTCTGATGAATAAGCCATAATTTGATGTGATTAAGAGTTATTTTGATAGAAAATTGTGTGAATGTCTTAAATATGTATTAAAAATCTTATAAAAGTCTTGGATAAGTCAAAATTTGGCTTTATGTTTGCAAACAAGTTCTACAAAGGTGTAAGAAAATAGTGAAAAAAGCAATATGAGTAAGCCAAGAAATAACTTCAAAATATCAAGCACGATGAGAGAGATGGAAGTGCAGTCTATCGTGCTATTCCCTGATTCTATTGAATGGTCTACGATCAGATCAATAGCCGGAAGATTCAACAGCGCTGGCAAGTCGGCATATTCAGTAAAAAAAGTTGAGGGCGGTTATGAGGTCACAAGAACTAAGTAAGCCATATAGAGTTGAGGTAGCAGATAAGATGATCGTGAAGGCCGGAAGGCTGGATGTCGAAGAATCGGAATACATCTGCTTCCACACCGGACAGCCAAGAAAAGCGGAGCTGCTGAAACTACTGAAGTCAAGGTTTCCTGATAGGGAATATGAGATAATAGAACAAATCAATGGTCAAACAATAAAACGAATTTAGCTATGAACGCGAATCAGCCACAAGTCAATAAGGATGCTCGTTACTCAATCAATGAGACTTGCAACTTCTTAGGCATCCACAGGCACACATTAAGAGCCTGGACACAGCAAGGCTTGATCAAGTCAATAACTCGCAAGAGTAATGGCCGGCCAGCCTACCGAGGCGCAGATATCTTAGCATGCTGGTGTGCGGTCATGTAGCCTCAACACTAATGGTCAAAATCTTAGTCTATCAAAGTTTAACGAATCAAATATTTCAAGTCATGTCAGCGCAAGGAAGTCAATCAACTTAACAAGGTATTTCGTAGAGTGGTTATCGGAATAGCAGCTGCATTGGCGGTAGTTGCTGTAATTTACAATCCGGCTCACTTGGTCACAGCCAGCATCATATACATCTTCGGTGCAGAGGCTGAATTTGTAAAGTCAGATGATTTTGATTTAAGGTAAGGAAATGATGGGATTCCCTATGATGTGGACAAGCTGGCCATTTCTATTGGAAAAGTGGAGAACGGAATCAATAAAGGCTTATGGCAATGCGATTGTGCCACAAGTGATGTATAGAATCTTTGAGGCCATTGAGGCTCTTAAAACGATAAAGCGCTGTGAAGCGCGGAGCAAACACAAACACAAATACATTTTCAAGCCTATGGTTGGTTGGCGCTGGCCATAGGTACCAAGAAACAGTTTAGTCAAAGTATATGTCAAGAATAGGTTTAATAGATGTTGATGGCGGTAAGACCTTTCCGAATCTTGCGCTGATGAAGAATCAGCATATCATAAGAGCATCGGTGATGAGGTTAGCTGGTATTACCCATTTGACACAAGATACGATAAGGCACATTGCCAACCGATATATAAGCACCTACAAAGATGGGTGAACAATAGGATAATATTTGGTGCAGTCAAAAGATTTGAAGATTACAAGATTGGTCTAGGTAGATGAAAAAGTTTGATTACATAGTCATACAGGCTCCAATGATCTCTGAGCTGGGATTGAAGGGTAACAGCCTTTTGTTATTTGCCATGATACATGGATTCAGCAAGGATGGTGTCAATAGATATCGCGCCAGCTTGAGTGATATGTGCGAGTGGCTTTGCACATCCAAAGGCTCAATTTGTCCGGTTTTGGATTCCCTTGAAAAAGCCGGATATATCAACCGATTTGAGGATGCAGATAAGGTTGTCGAATACACTACCAATTATGATGCATTGCTCAGGAAAGTGGCCGTTGAGGGCGCATTGAAGCCAGCGCTGGTGCATAAGCCAAAACCAGCAAAAAAGGCATCAAAAAAGAAGGGTGGTACTGAATCCGTACCATCAATAGAACGCGCTAGAAAGGGTGGTACTGAATCCGTACCAGGTACTGAATCCGTACCACAAGTGGTACTGAATCCGTACCGAAATGGTACTGAATCCGTACCACATATAAATAATATAAATATATATAAATATTATTCTTGTTGTTATGGCGAGCTGACCGAGGCTCAGAAGAAAGAAGAAGAAAAAGAATTTTTAAAATTATTCTTCTTTAGGGGAGCAGCCGATCCGGCTGCTGAAGTAAAAAGATTCATCGGCCATAATCAGGCAAAAGGCTGGAAGGATTCAAGCGGTGCAATTTTCGACACAACCGAAAAAAGGCTAGGAATCGCGGAGCTGTGGAAGTTTCAACTTGGCGAGCGCTATGCCAAAGTTTTCTTGAAAGTTTGGAAAGAGGTCTATTCGAAGGTTGAGGCGGTTGAAGGCTCAGATATCTTGCTTGATCCAAGAATCTCATTCAGCTATGACAATACATCCATGACAATTCATTGTCCAATGAACGCGGTAAAATTTATCGAAGGCCATCTGGCCGAAGTGAAGGATATCATCCTTGCTCATGCAGCTGGAAAAAGAGTCGTTTACAAATACATTTAATCCAAATACCATGTCAAATTACAACTTGAAAATTGCGCTGACAAAATTGAAGGGCGCGAAGGTGATGGAAATCCAGGGCAAGACTTGCACTAAGACTTGCGTGGTGATTCCGATAGACAATGAATCAGGCACAGTCCGCGATTCTTATGAGAGCAAAGTTGATGGACAGCCTACGACCAAGTTCCTTGATGATGTCCAGCTGAATCTTACGGCCTTTGAATTCCGCGAGAAGAAGTATGGTCAGACTCATGGCCTCAAGGCCTCATTCTCAAGGAAGAGGATGGAAAGTATGAGTGAGGATGAGTTGAGGTCAATGCCATTTGTAGGCAATATGAAGCCATGGTCTACTCAAGTTGAGGATGATGACCTTCCGGCTGGCAATAGCAATAATGATTGGTAGGATGGGCAAAATTACTCTTACGAAGGCGGCAAAGGATTTTATGCTGGAAAACTATGGCAAAGTGCTAGCTGCTGATATTGCAAAATATCTTGAGGTCAGCACATTTACCATTCAAAAATGGGCCGATAAGCTAGGCTTGCTGTCGGATTGCTCTCCAAAGCAAAGGCTAGACTTTTCTAAAAAAAAGAGTGAATATACTGGCTATTGTATGGATTGCGCGCATTATCGGCCTGGCGGACTGTGTCTCAAGAAAAACAAGGATATAGGTGCCTTGAATATGAAAGAGTGTTTTAAAGAAAAATTATCAATATGAAAAAGATTCCCATTACAAGTGTTATCAGCAGCTGGCTGGCAGCAGATAAGAAGATAGCTGAGCAATGCATTGAAGAGATATGCGACTATGACTCAGAGAGCGCCTACAAAGGCTATATGCTAGGATTTGAGGCTGGTGTCGAATCTCAACTAGTCAAGGATGATGATGCCAGCAAGATAAAGCTGCTGACTAAGCAAGACATTGCTGATGGATTCAAGAAATTCAATGGAGATACGCACTTCAGGATAGCTGTCAGCGAAGAGGATTGTGTGCGTTATATTTCATCATCTGAGCAATATTGGTTTTATGCCGGTGCGATGTGGCTAATTGGACAATTAAACAAACAAAATTAATATGGAACTGAACGAATACCAGGAGAAGGCAATGTCCACTTGTATGCCTTCATGCGAGAATCTCAGCTATATGCTGCTTAATCTAGTTGGCGAAGTTGGTGAATTCTCTTCAAAAATAGCTAAGGCAATAAGGAAAGAAGATGTATACATAGGTGGGCAGAAGGATATGAAAGGATTGAGCCGGTTGTGCATTTATCCTCATTTTATGGGTCAGTTTCTTGAGTGGGATGAAGAGTTGATGAAGGAAGCCGGAGATATAATGTGGCAGCTATTTGGTGTTATCTCTGCAATGGGGTGGACAGCAGAACAAGTTGCAGCCGGCAACCTTGAAAAACTTGCATCTAGGGCAAACGCGGTAAAATAGATGGTGATGGAGACAATAGATAAGACACCGGCACCTTCACTTCAGGTGGACATGGATAAGCGTTGCGAGAACTGCGCTTGCTTCAACAAGAAGGATTGGTGCCAGCTGCACAGGCATTCAACAAGAGCAATCAACTACGGCTGCCGGACATGGATGACTCAGGAAATGCTGGAAGAGAAGCTCAAGGAAAAGACTGCATATCTGGAATCGCAGAATGGCTTGAGAGTTGAATATATGCTTACATTGATGTTCGCATTTGTCTCCGGAGCCTATCAGATCATGGTGAGAGGAGAAATGATATTGGGAGAGCTGATAGGTGGCAAGGAATGGCGGCATGAGCGAAAGAAGGCATTGACTGATATGCAGAAGGCTATCAAGACAATTTATGATCGTTATACGACTTATTTTGAAAATGATTATAAGCAGATGATGTCAAATTATGGAAGGGAAGAGTTCAACAATAAGAAGTATGATGGATTTCAGAGATATTCAAGTTATGTACTGATGGCCGGCCTGGAACTGATTGAAAGATGCTGGCATAATCCGGAGCTGATTTTTCAAATGCTGGAAGATATCCGGAGATATCCAAATGACTTAAATTTATTTACACCGGAATTTGTCGAACAATTTAAAATTAAGCTAGATGACTAAAAAGGAAATTTTACAAGCTGCTGAAGAGAATTCTATGAATTACTGCATTCAGCGAGGAATGGCCAAAGAAGCCTTTATTGATGGCGCATTGTGGGCATTGAAATATAGCAAGGAATTGCTGGAAAAGATGAAGTCTGAACTAGATACTGATAGCCATGAAGAGATGTAGAAATTGCGCGTTTCGCTCGCATACCATTGATGGGGATGCATGGTGCTGTCAAAGATTGATATGCGTTAATGATGATGGTTGTTGCCGCGAGCATAAGAATCGTTATCCCATCGCAGTATCATCTATCATTGCGCTGACCATTGCGCTGGTAGCATTGGCAATCATTGTGATACCCAAGATAGGCTGATATGGCAAGGAAGGTCGCAAAATCGGTTGCTCCTGATCTCTTTCTCAAGATGCTCCAAGCCGATTTTAAAGGCTTGGACATCGTGAAAGAGTTCAAGTTCCATCCTACAAGGAAATGGCGTTTTGACTATGCCTTTCCATTCTTGATGGTAGCCGTTGAGGTTGATGGCGGTGTGTGGACAGGCGGTAGACACATCAATCCGGCTGGATATATCAATGATATGGAGAAGCTGAATACAGCTGCATCTATGGGGTGGCTGGTGTTGAGGATAACAACCGATGACCGATTTGCCAGCAAGACATATGATCTGATTAAGGCCGCCGTTGAATATAGGATTAACGAAAGCTAGATGAGAAACATTGACATGATATGGATTTGCAATGAATGCTGCTACCATCGTAGCATAAATTATGCTAATGGATCGGTAGGCATTGGTTGCATGGCATACGATAAGAGTAAATCTTATCCTACGAATATTGTTAATATGAAAAGGTGTCCACTAGGCAAAGATGAGAAAAAGTAAAGTGACTCATAGAGTGTACAGTAATGTCACTCCAGCAGACTATAGAAGGCTTCAGGCCATCTGCAAGGATTATGGTTTCAAGTCCATCTATCAGCTGTTGCAGACCTTGTTGCGGTGCTTGTTGAGGCATACCGGCCATGCTCCGGAGCCGGAAGAATATTCAATGGGTAATGAGATCAGCGAAATGTTTGATGAACTAATGGAGCCTACTGATAGGCAAAAGTATTATTCCACTTATCGTGGTAGAAAAGAATTATGATATGAAAGAATTTGAAGTAATGCTCTACTATTGCGGTACATAAGTGTCCGGTTAAAATTCACAGACATCGTTAATAAGTATAAAAAGTACAATTCAAGCCACTCTATAGTGGTATAAGGCTGATATTTAATTTGTTATCCAATTCAAATCGGTTGAATCGTAAAACTATTGTAATTAACATAAATTCAGGATATTACATCGTATTATATCGATTTTTTACCGGACATTATTGATTGCGGTAGTAA